GATTTTAAAGATATATTAAGCAAAGTAAAAAGATATGCCAGGAAAGGTGTATTGACAGCTACTATATTAGCTAAATTAACAGGACCGGCATTAGGATTGAATCCCGAGCAAGTAAAAGATATTACCCAAATTGCCAAAACAGAGATGTCACAGGATCAGCAACAATCAGCTACCATTTCTTATAAGGATTTAATTAAAAAAGCAAAAAAAGAAGGATGGAAGTCCGCGTCCGGGTCTATTCCGTTAACGATGTTTGTAAAAAAATATGATAAAAATACCAACTTCGAGCTTATTACCGCGGTCGGTCAGACCGAAGCAGCTGCCTGGCAATCTGCAGATGCTAATATGGCGGCTAATAAAATGCAAACATTTAAAGCTGGCAAACAAAAAGTAAAATTGGCAAACGGTAATTACCAGGTTATATATATCACGCCAGTCGCGAGTTTCTAAAAAAAGTTTCTAAAAAGGTTGGTTCGCGTTGCTCATTTCGCTATCTTTAGATATAAGAGATTGAGAGATGAAAGAACAGTTATTCAATATGAGCCATCCAGACTTCCGTCACCTGTTAGGTACGCGAGTCGAGTTTATTTTCAAAGGTCGACGAATGATTGGCATTGCAGACTTCATTGGTGTTAATACCAATCTGCATAACCAGTTTCAAGTTACGGTTGATCGTTGTCCATTATGGCCAGTTGATCCAAAGACCATTAAAGAATGTCCACGTCAAAAGCCAATTTTCCAATGATACAAAAAGAGTTAAATGAAATACTGCATTTCGCTGCGATTGCACATCAAGGACAAACGCGAAAGTATACCGGGGAGCCTTACATTGTACATCCTATAGCAGTTGCTAATAAAGTCGCTGAAATTGGTGGTAGCATGGAAATGCAAGCCGCGGCTCTCTTGCATGATGTACTTGAAGATACAGATGTAAGTGTCGACGAGCTTGGCCAGTTTCTTTTTTGTACAGTTGCTGTAAAAGATTCGGCAGAAGATATTTTAGATATGGTTATTGACCTTACTGATGAATTTGAAAAGGTTAAATATCCAGACCTAAACCGAAAGACCCGAAAGGCGATGGAAGCCGATCGATTGTCTAAAGTCAGTGCCGATGCTCAAACAGTTAAATACTGTGACCTATTTGATAACACTCTTAGCATTACAGAGCATGATCCTAAGTTTTCTAAAGTATACCTTAAAGAAAAGGCAGTACTACTTGAAGCAATGACAGATGGAAATGTTGAAATCCGCCAAGAATGTTTAAACCAGATTAAATGATAGCACAATTAGTATTAGACCTTTTAATCGTTTCGACGTCAAGTATCATAGTATTTTATATGATAGGCGTTGCATGGTCCGAGGGGTTACCACAAAACAAAGATAATGAAAGCTAAATTAGGAGATGTAGTTAAATACCAATTCTTGGGATATCCAAAGGAAGGAACTATAACAAAGGTAAATGATGACAATTCATATACCGTTACAGATTTATCGACTAAAACCAATTATCCAAAGGCTAAGTTCTTTAAGTATATTAAAGACGAAAAGAAGCAACCAGCCTGGGTTATCCTGGATAAGACCGGTAAAACAAAGGCGAGTGAAGCACCTAGGAAAGAATCGAATGATTTGGAACCTATGGAATTAAAAAATGCAATAGATAAGCAACGAGATTTTTTAAACCATGATCTTTAAATTTTAATGCCGAATAATGTGGCCTGACTTGGATATTTATATTAAAGGAAGTTATGATGATTACATTAGAAAATTTAAATACAGGTGCAGCTTTAGATGGTGATGAGCTAGAATTCTTCGTGGATGATGAAACCATGATTGGAGAGGTATATTTAGATGGAGAATTAATATACCAGGATTTGGATATTGCTAATGAAAGATTATTGCGAATGAATTTTTATCAATCCTGGTGTGAATTAGATATGGGCTCTGAATTTGAATATGCTTAATATTTATTTGAAAGGATTATACAATGAGTAAAACGTCACATGAATTATATGAGTCCATGAAAGAGTTATGGGATACCTTTGAATCAGAGCATACCCGATTTGCTTCGAATGGATTTAAGACAGCGGCCGTTAAGTCAAGAAAGGCGATTAGTGAAATGAAAAAATTGATCACTGACTACCGTAAGCAATCATTGAACGAAACAAAAAAAATTATCTAATGAAAGATATACGTACAAAGTTAAAAGAAGAAGTTGCTGGTGTTATCAAAGAGGATAAGACGTACGGCACTTTAGCAGATCCAAAAGATTTTGATCCAATTGATCCAGAAATCAATGTGCAAGGATTTGGTACTTATAGCCGGACTCAATTGCGCGATGGAATAGCGACAAGATTAAAGGCGGCCGCGGATACAGCTAAGAAAGCATCTTCCGGTGGACCAATGTCACATACAATGTATCGCAACCTTCGTGGTATCTTAGGTGAAATGTCAGCATTATATTATATGGTAAATGCTGAATTAGATGTTGCCGACCAATTGGAGAATATGCGTAAGCGAGGTGGCCGCCGCGATATACCAATCCCAAAACAATTTTAAGATTTAATTTGGTTTATTGAAACCAATTACTTATATTATTCTTAATTATTAATTTTAAACAATCAGTTATGCCATTTTATGTAGCAAAAGTAAAAATTGCCACTGATACCCCTAAGGGTGTTAAGTGGGCTACGGAATCCTATCTTGTTGATGCCGTATCAGTAACACATGCAGAAACCAAAGTAAATGAAGACTTCAAAAATGATGGAGTTGAATTTGAAGTGAAAGGAGTTTCACAATCCAGAATTTGTAAAGTTATTTAATAACCCTCTAAACAATTTTAAATGTATAGTATTGGAGAAAATGTCATAATCAAGTATTATGATTCAAATCAAGTTGGACAAGTAGTAGATATCCACCGCAATAAAAACACTGGGGATACTTATGATGTAATGTCCGAAAAAGGCACAATGTATAGCTATAGCGCTGTAGATAAGCCGAAACTAAATCAATATATCGATTCCGAGTTAACTGATAAGTTAATTGATACCGGCGATATTACTACCAATCTTAAAGTAGGATGGATTGGTAATTATGCTGATGGTGTTCAACCTTCCGCTTTCTGGTTAAATGGTGAAGAGCCTAACCTATTTAATAACATGACAACGATGCTAGATGACGAAGGAACAGAAAAAAGTCCTGCTTAAATATCCGGATGCAAAATTACATCATGGTATGAACGGAGAATGTTTTGTACAGGCAGGGGAATTAAATCTAAATGAAGAATTCTTAATGCCTGCTACAAGCGATCCTTCATTAGCATGGGAGTATGCAGCTTTATCAACACGCACCAAACAGCATTTTGATAGAACGCATCCTAACCGAATGAATCTTAGTTCGGATGAGAGAAAAAAATCACGTTATAGTAGACGTAGAAATAAAAGGAGAGCAAATGGGAGTTAAGAACTTAATTAAGAAAATGATCGATCCAGATTTCGCAAAGGAAATTGATATCCAGGAAGAAGATTTGCAGGTAGAAGCTTACAATGAAAACTTTCCACCGGAAGAAGATAATGCGGCAGAATTACCAGAAATGGATAATCCGGCATTGCCAGAAGATTATTTAGAATATGCACCAGAAGCTGTTGGATATGGTAACAGAGAACAGCAGTTTGGTATTTATTCTACAATTGCACCTTACTTCGGAGACGATGATACCATTATGGACTTTGGTTGTGGTCGTGGAGACTTTTATGCCTGGTATACGCAGACATATAATAAGGAACCAAACTACCGAGGTATTGATTTAAGTGAACCTCTTATCGAAGCAGGCCTTAAGGTATATCCTAACGCACAAATTATTTGTGGTGATTGGAATGATACCGCTCAATATGATATGGCCGATTGGTGTATAAACGTTGGATCTCTTAATATGAGATATGATGCTGATACCGTTACATCTGATATGGAATATTTTGATAAAACAGTATTAACAATGTTTGATAAATGTGAGAAAGGAGTGATTCTTTTACTTGCAAGTGACCTCATCAATGATGATGTGGAAGCTATATCGGTATTTAATGCCGGTGACACTCTAAATAGAGTTTTAAAATTAGTTGCAGACAAAAAAGGGTATGTAGCTTTAGATCATTCCTTCGCGGATGGTATGTTTAGTTTAATTATTTATAAGTAAGATGGGTAGAATTAATAACAGTTTTGGATTTGATAAAAAGCGTACGCAAAAATTAGGTAAATTTTATAATTCAATTGATTTCGAAATTAAATCAGATTATAGTGTGGATGAATTTAGAGATAATCCAAATAAGCCGGTAGTAGGTACATTTGAAATTGGTAATAAGCGATTCCCATTAACCTTCTCAGAGCTTAATCTTATCGAGCAAACAGTTCGTGAGGCCAAAGAAGCGGTTAATAAAGGATATTCTTTAGGAATGTCCGGCCGGTAAAGTAACGTAGGGCAGGGTAATACCTGCCCAGGTTACTACCCGCGTAACATATTTATATAAAAATAAGGCTTAGATGATTTCAGAACAAATGGAAATAGCGATTGCTGATATTCTAGAAATTAAAGATTCGGAACAGCGATTGTCAAATTTAAAACAATTTCTGTCAGGATTTAAAGCTCACTTTGAAAAATATGGCACTGATTATACACGTGTTGCAGCTCAAATATATATAAATGAACTTAGACGATCTTCACATAACAAGAGATGATTTTGAATTCTTAAGAGAACTCAAATCGTATGAGAAGATTGAATTCTTATGGGATTGCCAGTTCGTAAATAAAGAATATTCATTAACTTCCGGCCTCGAGGAGATGGAGGAAGAGATTGAAATAGATCTTGAAGAAAATTTAGAATCATTAACAAGCCCTCACCATCCGATTGCGCATGAAGAATATTATGATTTTACTACTAGATCTAGACTAGTATTATCTATGTATAATGGTAGGCTACACGTTAATTGTACCAGCCTTAAATTATTACGGGCATGGATATTTAAAATGGTCGTAAATGATGGCGTTATATTAGAACAAGTAAAGGACGCTAAAAAAGGAGAACATGACATCTATCGATATTACAAATGTTATACCATCCTAGGACGAGCTAATCCAATTTGTCCTAACTAGTATATTTATTATAGACTGATACTTAGCAGGTCGGTCACTTTTTATTAATTAACAAATCATCTAAGGAGATTTATTATGGGAAATTTAACACACTTTGGCACATCGCCATTCGACATCCTTTTCAAGGATTTTTTTATTGCAGATGGAGAATTCGCTCCATTCAACCAAATCAGATTTAAGCATCCAGTAGATATTTATGAGTCAAATGATTCATTGAATATCGATATTGCATGTGTTGGTCTAACAAAGAAAGATATTGATATCACTATCGAAGGAGATATCTTACGCGTTGAATACAAAAAAGACAAGATCGATGATCCTGTGGAATATATTCAGCGTAACATCGCAAAACGAGCCTTTAATATGGGCTGGAGAATTAGTAGAAAGTTCGACCTAGGTGGGCTAGACGCTAAACTCCAAAACGGATTGCTACATCTTAGCATTCCGCAATCAGAGGAAAACAAACCTCAATTAGTTACAATTAAGTAATTAACTAGACCGACCTGCTTATCAGTTTATTACCTCGAATACGTTCATATACGACATGAGTCCAACCGATCATATAATCAAATACAACGATAACCTATATGTCGTTAAACGAACTGTATGGGAACATCACCAGCCTATTATTAATGCATGGAAAGAACATCTCGGAGCCGATACCGTCTTACGTCGTGATGGTAAGCTATGGTTCTGCATACAAATACCAGAAGCAGAAATAATAGAGTAACTTTTTTCAACTTTTATTTGGTTCGCGTTGATCTTTTCGCCATCTTTAGATATAACCTTTAAAGAATGAGTAAGATGAATCAAGATTTTATGACCCGAGTGCATGATGAGTTAAATATTACGATTGGCGTTGATGACGTTGTTCGTGGTAAAATTGAAGCTTTCAATAAAGCCGTCCATGATGATCTATGGTATGAACCTTTTATGAAAGCAATGAGAGCGGCCAAGACCGTGATCAAGCTTGAGAATATTACCATGCGCCAGGCATGTGAGATGGCAGAATCGCTTAGAATTGCTAAGCCTAAGGCGTTTGTAAATGTTGAATCGCCTGAACCAAATGGGGACTTTATTTGCAATGTGACTTGGAATGACCAATGCACCGAGTTTCTTGAGTATGAAACCTATACTGAGGAAGGCGCCGAGATAATCGCAGAGATTAAGCGCCAGCGGGAATCGATGCCAGTTAATTATTAATTAATTTGGTACTTTGGATTCAATTCCCTATCTTTAGATATAACCTTTAAAGAATGAATGATATGATAGAGTATTTTAAGAGAGTAGCCAAAATGGCAAAGGGTGAGAACCAGTCACCAGAAATGAGTGCGATTGCAGAGATTGCAAATAAGGCAGTTGCCAATCCAGAATGGACAAAGGACCAGGGTGGTGATGACCTTGACCCCGGAGTGCAGATTCAGCAGATTATAGCTAGCGCCAAGAATAAGAGCAATAACCTAAACCGTATTAAGCAGCTTGTTAGTAGCCTGCACCTTCTAGAAGCGATTCGTGAAGGTCGGGTTGAGTTGGAAGATTTGCAAAATGTAAGTGGTTCTGATTATCCGGATTTTACCGATGCTTATTTCCAAACCGGATACCTTACTTCCATTACGGAGCACCAAGGTAAGAAGATTGAAACGGTTAGAGAGTTAACTGAGGATGAAATGGAGTTCCTTGATTATGAGTGCGGTGAATGGGTGTATGACCAAAAGCATGATACGTTATTTTAATGTTTATAATCTATACTTATTTATCTAATTCATGGATCTATTTTAAGCTGGTGATTCTTAGGTATCGCGATATTTATAATAGTAATCCTGTACAGGGATTAATTTTAGAAAAGGAGTTTTAACATGGGACAAGTAAGAGATAAAGATGAAATTTTGCGACGGTTAGATGAGGCAGATAATATGTCACAAATGATTGTCGATTTAGCAAGTAAAAAAGCTATCGATACGAATGAAGCTGTAAGGCGATTAAATGAAATCAGACGTAGAATTCAATTTGCTATGGAGCGCATTAGCATTCAATAATTTATTTTCCGGAAGTAATGGAACGTAAACTACTTCCTATACTAGTAATAATATCTGCCGTAGCCGTTTCATTATCAGCTGCGTTCTATTCAGTTACTGGATTAGGTAAAATGTTTGCTGGTGCTAGCATGCAGGTTATTATTATGACCAGCACCCTCGAGATAGCTAAACTAGTAGTAGCCTCATTATTATACCAGTATTGGGATAAGTTAGGTAAGTTCCTAAAGACATATCTAACAATTGCAGTTGGGGTATTGATGATTATTACCTCAGGTGGTATATATGGTTACCTATCAGCCGCATATTCAGAGACCTCTAATAAACTAGAGGTGATAGATAAGAATGTAGCCGTATATGACCTTAAACGAAGTCGATACCAGGTTCAATTAGATGATATAAGCATTGAAAGGCAATCCTTAACAGAAAGTATTAGGGAATTATCTCGAGGCTTATCCAACAATGTAATACAATATAAAGATGAAGAAGGTAATATTATTACTACAACTTCAAGTGCTACGCGTAAGGTATTAGAGCGGCAGTTAGATGATTCAAAGGTACAGCGAGATAAATTATCATTGCGAGAAGAAGCTTTAACAGATTCTATAACTCGGATTGACTTAATTAAATTAGACATGGAAACCGATTCTGATATAGCAGCTGAGATTGGTCCATTAAAGTATATTGCCGAATTAACAGGTAAAACAATAGACCAGGTAGTGAATTGGTTTATAATTGCATTAATGCTAGTATTCGATCCATTAGCAGTAGCATTAGTAATTGCTGCTAATACTATATTTTATAACACTAAAAAAGAAGATATGTTAGAAGAAAAAAATACTCCGACGGAATTTGATGAAGATGATGCTTTAGACCAAGTCTTAAATAGCATGGTTGAAGATATCGATGAAGAGGCACCTCTCATCGAGGAAAATGTAATTGAAGAAAAAGAAGCTAAGCCGGCAGTGCCGACTAAAACAAGAAGTGTATCTAGTTACTAAATCAATAAAAAGTTATGGCAAAAAAATCAAAGTATAATTTCAAAACAAAAACTATCAATGGCGATCGTCATATGATATGTCGTGGATCTGATAAAGAAGATAAATACTACCGGTATTCATTATGTGATAAGTATGTTAGAGCCACGGATGATGTAGTAGCAGTATTATGCTCTACCTGCGTTACAAAGCATTTGGAACTTTAATATTATTTTATTATATTGTTTATTAAATAAAGATATATGAAACTAACAGCTGAACAAATACAAGAGAATTGGAACCGTTTAAGAACTATTATAAACAAAGAGTTTCCAGATAGAGCAGAAGCTCTAAACGTTATATATGATGAATTTGAAGAACGCATTATGTTAATGCCTGCTTCAAGTATGGAACATTTCCATAATGCATTTCCGGGTGGTTATGTAGACCACATATTACGTGTATATGATTGTGCCGCTACGGTTTATAATTCATGGGAAGCAATGGGATCGGATATGTCTGGATATGACATGAACGAACTTAAGTTTGCCGCTATTCATCACGATCTCGGTAAAGTAGGTTGGCCAGGTAAGAATGGTGAAATATATATTCCAAATGATTCTGAATGGCATCGTAAGAATCAAGGACGCATCTATAAAGTGAACCCAGAGAATCCATTTGCAATGGTACCTGATTTAGGTTTATGGATGTTACAGCAATATAATGTAAAAGTATCTTGGAATGAATACCAGGCCATTCGTATCCATGATGGATTATATGATGAATCGAATAAACCATATTATATATCTAGATTTCCAGATTCCAGATTAAGAGTTAGTTTGCCAATTGTGTTGCATCATGCAGACCATATGGCATCCGTTATAGAATATGAAAGATGGAAGACGGGTAGTAGTAATGCACCTAAAAAGGCACCGGTTAAAAAAATAAATGCTAAATCAATATCATCATCCGATAATAAAGTTGATGATATCTTTAAAGGGTTATTTGAATGATAGAATGGGCACTAGGTATAGTATCAGTAATATTAGTTATATTAATTCCAATTATAATTAATCTATTACGCAAATTAGAAAATGTGGAAGAATATGTTGAACAATTAGAATCATCTAATTCTAGATATGAAGTATTCTTTGAATCAGTACGTAAAAAATCAAATAATAATTATTCATATATACGTCAATTAGATCGTATAGGTTCCTTTGAAGCAGATGATGAGACCGGAGTAATCTTTAATACGCTTAAAGATATTGTAGAAGAATTAAACAAAGAATTTGATGGGGCGGAAGAAAACTAAGAATTTTTATTTCACACAAGAAACAGAGGATGCTATTATCTTATATAATAAGACAGAAGATTCTGTACAACGTTCAAAAATATATAAGGAACATATCAAGTATCCATTTGATAAGTTAACAGAAAATATCATACATACTTTTAAATTTTATTATTTCGATGTTCCATCCGAGGATGTGCAACACGAAGTTGTTGCATTTTTAAACGAAAAGATACATAAATTCCAAGAAGGTAAAGGTAAAGCCTTTTCATACTTTTCTATCATCGCAAAGAATTATCTAATCATTCAGAACAATACGAACTACAAGCGAATGAAGCGTAAAGCGGAATTGGTTGAGATTGATGACCAACGTAATCTGACTTCAGAAATGGGGTATACAGATTATCAGGAACAATTGAAAGATTTTATTAATTTATATGTTGAATGGTATGATGAGAATCTGAATAAAGTATTTACCAACCGCAAGGATATTGCCGTAGCGGATTCGGTATTAGAATTATTCCGTATACGTGATAACATTGAAAATTTCAATAAGAAAGCATTGTATATTCTTATTCGAGAAAGAACCGGATTCAAAACTCAAAACATAACTCGAGTTATCAATGTAATGAAGTCTGACTTCAAACGAATGTTCCTTAATTATCAACAAACAGGTAGGATGCATCAGAATACAATCTAACCATATTTATAATAAAGGGTTAGTATGAATTCGGAATTCGAACTATTTAACGGTACTACATTTTCGGATCTTATGAAAGATATCTATCATAATTCCAAAAAGAAAGACCGGCAAATAACCACCTTAATACAAGAATTAAGACCTCTTATTAAGAATATAGGAGATGCTACTATAATAGCTCCTATAATGAAAGAGTATCTAGATGTTCAAGTTAAAAACGACGATCATCTAGTTAAACTAGCTGCAATCGTGCAGCGATTAGTATCAACATCCAGTAAGGCCTCAGATGTAGGTGATGATTTTGGTATGACTGAACTTGAACGCGAAAGGTTAATGCAAGCCGCGGAAGAAGAATTAGCTCAGATTCAAAAGGAGAATGAAGAGTGAATGCAAATTTCTTCTATGCTGAAGTAGTTGAGACTCCTGATGATTTTGGTGATAGGTTTAAGGCTCCTAACAGCCCAGCACCCGTGCCACTACTTCCGCCAGAAGTAAACAACCTAATATCCGTACGGCCTTTGAGTTCAAGAAACTCAAGTATTATTAATGGCATTCGACCATTTAACAAATATGGATTCACTGTACCTATAATAGGTGAGGTAGTTTTGATATGTACCGGACCGGGTGAAGCAACGGATACGCTAGTATATGACACTCAATATTATTATCTCAATACGGTTAATATATTCAATAATCAAAATATTAATCCTACGCCTGGGACATATTGGTTTAAGGCGGCAAATGACAACCGTACAGAACAGTTCGATTGGAACGTAGGTAAGTGTAAGTCCTCACCATCATGGGAGGAGGAAGACCGTGTATCGTCCTTACAACCATATGAAGGTGATATAATATTTAGTAGCCGATTTGGCTCTGGATTAAGATTTTCTACCAGCTGGACTAAAGGTCGTACCGAATATTCAAATAAACCATGTGGTATATTTCAAGGAGGTAACAAATCGCCAATTACGATATTATCCAATGGATGGAAAAAGGATGGTGATAATAAAACCGTTAACGAAGATTTTGATGCTACAAAAAGTTTAATAGTATTAACTAGCGATCAAAAGTTACCAAAATTCAAATCAGCTCAATCTAACTTAGGTGTCGTGGCTGGGGTACAGCCTAGTTCAACATATTCCGGCGCGCAGGTAGTAATTACATCGGACCGATTGGTATTCAATAGCAAGAAAGATGAGGTTATATTATCAGCTAAGAAAACAGTAACAGTTGCAACTCCGAATTGGGCAATGGATTTAGATGAATTATTTACTGTACTAGAAGATTTAATATCATTGCTCCAGGAACAAGCATCTGCTAGCCCACAGTATCAATATTTAACAGGTACCGGTCCAACGGTTGGTGCGCCAGGTGCCGTACCTGAGTTGACACTGTTATTAGGTCAGCTTAAAGCAATGCGACAATAATGCCGGCACAGTGGAATACATTTGAACAATCCGTTGCTGCATATTTTAGAACGGCGCCCGCGGGTAGCGCGAAAGAATCTGCGAAATTTCTAGCCGCACAATACTTAATCGCAACAGCTCCGGCACAGACACAATTCGGCCAAACAACATTAGTACCGAAGATTGATATATTAATAAATGCATTTGAAGGAGTATTTAGTGCTAATGAAAAATCTGCAGAGTCAACCACTCCTAGCTCATATTCAGGGTTAGCTAATGGTATAATAAAGTATTGGAGTCCCGGTGGGGTCATTCTTAATCCATTTCCAGCAGCACCACCAACAATAGCTCCAGTAGTAGCAGGATTCTTTATTCCAAATATACAATTTAACGATATCATGGATCAAGCAATGGCTGATAGCACTGTTCCTATAAACGAAAATGAGTTGCGAAATGCAATTACTGGTGGTCCAATCGTAGGCGATCCACTAGTTGCAATACCTAGCCCTATAGTATTATTTCCAGGAGTACCACAACAATTAGAGGCGGAATTAATGTTAGCATTTACTCCTGGTAATACTCATGAACAATCAGCTCAATTATTGGCACAAGCATTCCGTAACCATTTATCTACGCTGTTTGGCATTTATATAGGATTTATGCCTCCAGGCAGTACATTACCGATAAATATTATCACCTGGTCTGGAATCACCTAAACTACACTATACATATATTTATAAAAAAGGAAGACTCATGGATAGCAAATCATTTGTTAAAGTTATGCGAAAATTAATTAGTGAAGAAGTACGAAAGGCCGTCAGGGCTGAAATGCGTACACTTCTTAAAGAACAAAAAACGGATCATAGAAAAAGTATGAAACATGGCATGGATATGTACCAAGAAACACGTACACCAAAGCCAGTATCTAGAAAAAGAGATACATCCTTTACTAAAGATTCTGTTTTAAATGATTTATTAAATGAAACAGCATTAACAATGAATCCTAAGGAAATGTATGGTGATCAACCAATGGTATCACAAGATACATTGTCTTTTGGTAGCAATGACGCTCAAGGATTTGGTATGATGAGACAACATGTTCAGCAACCCGTAACTGATATTAATGATAATCCAGTTGATACTTCAAATGTAAAAGTAGCAGCGGTAGTTGATAATATTACAAAAGATTATTCTGCGTTGATGTCAGCAATCAATAAAAAGAAAGGTAGTTGATAAGTGGCTAGAGAAACATTTACATATCAACCATTAGACCTCGAGCCAGATGTAGGCATAGGAGTTGCATTACCATTTAATAATGCTGCAGGCGGCCGGACCGCGACACAAGCATATAATGCTAATACCGGAGGCGGATCTGTTTTCTCTACAACATATACAACAGAAGCCCAAGCGATTTCAAACTTAAAGAACTTATTGTTAACTCGTCGAGGTGAAAGATTTATGTTGCCAACCTTTGGTAGTCCAGTACCTGATTATGTATTTGGTAATATTACAGCAGGGGGTGGCATTGCAATTACACCGGACGAAGTTTCTGATATTGAAGGTGATTTGACAGAAGTAATTAATTTCTGGCTGCCTTATATTATATTAGATGAAGTTACGGCAGAAGTATATCCAGATGAGAATACGGTGCGTATAAGTATAGTATTCCGAGTAACCGAACGAGGTGCTAATAGAAGAATAGTATTATTTCAGTCTGATACAGCGGCTGATATTATAGAGGAATAAAAATGCCGGAATATGTAGAAAAGGACGTAAAGTATTTAAATAAAGATTTTGGGCAGTTTAGAGCTAACCTGATTAACTTTACTAAAAACTATTTTCCTAATACTTATAATGATTTTAACGAGTCATCGCCAGGAATGATGTTTTTGGAAATGGCTTCATATGTAGGAGACGTTCTTTCATATTACACTGATTATTCTTTAAAGGAAACATTATTACCATATGCTCAAGAAACCGAAAACATGTTACGGTTATCTCAGTTCTATGGTGTACAGACACGTAATGTAGCTTCATCAGTTGCTAAATTAGATGTTTTCCAGACCGTACCGGCAATTGGAACTGGTACCGCTGCTAGACCAGATTACCGGTATGCATTGGAAATGGATGAGAATATGATTGTTAGTACTAATGGTGCTACAAAATTTCGTACATTAGATGTTGTTGACTTTCATCAGTCTGGCAGCAATTCTGGATTAGATGTTTCTGTATATAGTGTTGACGGGACAGGTAATGTTGATTTCTATCTTCTTAAGAAGCAAGTAGATGTTATTTCGGGTACTCAAAAAACCGTAACCTTTACTTTCGGTGATCCAAAAATATATGATAAGATAGCATTGCCAGATGATAATATTATTGAAATTGTTAGTATGACCGATGATTCTGGTAACCGATGGAGAGAAGTACCATTCTTAGGCCAGGATACAATATTTGAAAGTATTCGTAATATATCTTACAATGATCCGGTATTATCGGCAAACCGGTCTACCGCTCCATATATACTTAAATTAACACGTACTCCACATCGATTTGTTAGTCGGTTGAGAGATGATGGTAGAGTTGAGATTCAATTTGGCGCTGGTATTAGTAGTGGTGTTAATGAAGCTATTATACCAAATCCAACTAATGTCGGATTATCATTACCAGTCATATCACGTACTACCGATGCCGCCTTAGATCCATCTAATTTCTTATATACTGATACATATGGATTAGCACCTAACAATATTACATTAACCGTTACTTATACAGTAGGTAAAGGTATAGATGATAATGTAGGTGCAAATGAAATTACCAATGTAGATTCTGTTACTTATTTAACGAGTGTTGATGGCGTAGATGCTACATTGTTACAAAATGCTAAAGATAGCATTGCGGTTAATAATCCTACACCAGCCACCGGCGGTTCTAATTTACCACCAGTAGAAACATTACGTCAAAATATTATAGGTAATTTTGCTTCTCAATATAGATCAGTAACAAAAGAAGATTATATAATGCGTATATATGCGATGCCTGCTAAATATGGTAGCGTTGAAAAGGCTTATATAGCACCTGATAGCCAGTTAAATACGGCAGATAGAGAATATCCGAGAGATGTAATTGCAAACCAATTAGGATTAGATGTTTACCTATTAGGATTTGATGCAAATAAAAATTTAGTACCAGTTAATAATGTTGTAAAAGAAAATTTACGAACTTATTTATCTAATTACCGAATATTAACAGATGCATTAAGTATTAAAGATGCATTTATTATTAATGTTCAAATTGAGTTTGAGATTATAACAAGACCTGATTATAATTCAAATGAAGTATTATTAAGATGTTTATCTGTATTGCGTGAAAAATTTAGCAATGATCGTAATCAAGTTAATGGTCCGATTAGTATTAGTAACTGCATGACAGATTTAGATAAGGTCGAAGGTGTACAGTCAGTCGTTGAATTTGAAGTAAAAAATGTATTTGATACAAATGCGGGTTATAGTGGTAATGTTTATGATATCAAAGCCGCGACACGTAACAATATAATATATCCTTCTTTAGATCCATCTATATTCGAAGTTAAATATCCGAATACAGATATCAAAGGAAGAGTTGTTAAATTATAAAGGAAGATAGCAAATGTATCAATTATTTTATCCAAAACGCGATACAACATTATATGAACGGTATGAAACAAAAAATACCGGAGTAGATCCGATATTGGAATTAACTAAAATTTCATCCGGATCTCCTAATGATGGTAATATTGCATTAAATACTTTCAATACTAGAATCTTAATGGATTTTGGTCCTGAGATAACAACAATATCATCTTCAATATCAAGTGGTGATATAGGAGCCAATGCTCAATTTTATTTAAATCTACGAGCTACGGATTCTGAAGATCTTCCTATTGAATATACACTTGAAGCTTATGCCATATCTCAATCATGGGTTAACGGCACCGGTAATGAAGCTGATATTCCTATTACGACAAATGGTGCATCCTGGCAATACCGTACCTCGGAAGCAGTTGGTACTGAATGGTTAACATCTGGATATGCAAATGGCTCAACAGGCTCAAATGGTGTATCGACTGCGGGTGGTGGTACATGGTATACGGGATCCGGGGCATCTCAGACATTTAATTATGAAGCGCCTGATATCAGAATGAATGTAACAGATATTGTTAGAGAATGGGTCTCTGGTTCATTTGCAAATAATGGATTTATTGTTAAACGATCTGAATCAGAAGAACAATCAGGTGAGCCGTTAGGTAGTTTGAAATTCTTTGGCAAGGATACACATACAATATATGTTCCTCGATTAGAGGCCGCATGGGATAATTCAAATTTATCCGGTACTGGTTCATATACCGAAATTAGTTCCGAGTCATATGTATTGAATTTTAAAAATATACGAAAAGAATATTTCGCTGATGGTCGTGCTAAATTTAGAATAGCAGTTAGACCAGAATTTCCGAGCAAGTCTTATGTTACTAGTTCATTTTATTTAACGGAAAACCGCTTACCAACTTCATCATTCTATTCAGTAAAAGATACTGTTACCAATGAAACGATTATACCATATGATACATCTGCCACTCGTATTAGTTGTGACGCCAATGGTAACTATATTGATTTGCGATTAAATACATTCCAGCCAGAACGGTATTATAAATTTGCGCTTAAAGTAGAAAGGTCTGGTGGAGATGATGTACAGATACATGATGATGGATTTTATTTTAAGGTTACTAGATAATGGAAACTAATAGTACTGAATATATCGAAGGTGTTAATTCAAACCAAATAGTATTAAGTGTATTACAGGAACAGTTTCCAGGCTTAACACAATTACCATCTGCAGCAGAAGCTGAATATGTTGCTAGAACCGTAACTCCAGTATATGAAACCGCCGGCGCAATAAATCATTATCCTGAGCTAGTACCGTTAGATAGAAGTGAAAACGGTGTTATTCAGATTGACGGTGATGATGACGCTAAGTCATTAAATATTCCATTGCAAAAATTAACATTTGTTGATAGTGATAATTACAATGAAATAATTGATACCGAGTATACTTATTTTGTTGATGTAGAAGATATAGATGCTGATGACTTGCCGGATATCGTAGGTAAATTTATTATTATGCCAAAGAAAAGTATACGGACTATGAATGGACCGTCATCTGATATTCATTTATTTTATATATTAGGTAATAGCTTTCCGAATTTAGAATACTTGCAAGTCTTTTATGGAAAAGAAGTAAACGGCAGACCTATATTATATCGCATTCCTGATTATAAAACCCTCGAGGTAATGTTGGTAGCTCGTGAACAACGATATAATGCCATCCGGATAATCGAAGTAGAGGTTTTCAATAAATTAATACGACGTACATTAAATGATACTTTATCAATTGAAAGTTTAAATGCTGTAAACGATGCTATTACTACGGCAACAGAAAATAATTCATTAACTCGAGACCAGCGATTAAATATGTATGTTAAAGAGTTACCAGTGGAAGTATCACAGTTAGATAATTGGAATGTACAAACACGGTTTAATTCTGGATATGAACCGGATTCTCCATTCAACCGAGATCCTATGGATTATATAGGACAATCAGTTGGCGTGGATTTGCCCCACAGTTTTGATAAGGCAACATCATTAGAAAAACTCCGAGATAAATATGAAGGCCGCATTGTATTATTTAAACCTTTAACTGGAAATAATGAAAGACTAGATGCTGATGACATTGAAGGATGTCGTATGCTATTTTATGGGAGATGGCGTCCGGTCTTTAGTTTAGATGTTCTTACATTATATGGAACAGAGACTGGTGGTGATATTAGCTTCCGAGTTGATAATGGCGGTGGCGGCCAGTCTGGATTTAACCAATCGTTGCCAATTGGTGCTTCTGAGGCAGACGAAGATGCTTTTAATAATGCCCAGATGTGGAGATTTGGTATGCTTCGTAACGCGCTACGTACATTAGCCGATTCTGGTGTAATTATAATATTAAATGAGGATGGTAACAATTCGCCAATCTGGAATTCATTTCCGCATGCGCTGCGACCATTAGAAGTAGATGAATATAAAACCTATCTTAAATTAGCTGATGTATTTGATGTTAAGTATTTAGCACCATATGAGCCACGTGGTTCTATAAAATATTATGATCCGCAACGAAATGGGGCAAGAGGCTCTGAATTATTTCCAGGTAACCGGCTAGTTGACGCTAATTCAAGTGCACCTGAGTCGTTAAAGGTTGCATTAAATGAACAAATTGCAGCTGAGATACAGCAGCTATTTGACGGCATATTTGAGTCAGATATTTTAATCAACACATTGCAAGTAGAGATAAATGATTTAATTGATTGGAAACGCGTTGCAGATGATATTGTCGATGGTGAGAATAATCGATTTAAATATGTTGTTTCAAATTCCACTAATGTATTGAAACGCGGAACGGGTACCCGATCGTTAGATAATTATTTTGAAGGTGCTGCAATCAGTTCAGGAATTGGTACGGCAGTAGCAGCTGCTGCAACTTTCTTCACATTTGGCTTAGCTGCGCCAGGCGCAGCGGCCGGCGCGTTAGGGACAGCAGCATATGGCAGAGCTGCCGATCAATTTGAATTTGGTAAACCCCAGGAACGTTTATATAAAGATAAGATTAACACTTTATCAACTGAATATGACCAATTATTATCGGAGTCTGCAGGCCTAGAGCAAGTTGCTAATGAGAGAATTGATCGATTAGAATCAATTAGAAATGAAATAAATGCTGATACATTTATAACTGCATTTGATAATTACCAAGCACGGATTAATGATATAGATGCCGAAGGAATGATTGCTACAATTTACGCTAATATTTCGCAGATGCAAACAGTGCGTACTAATTCTATAGATGCATATACTCACTTCCTAGGTATATTGAATAGAGAAATCGGCCAGGCCAATGATGGGTTAAGTATTATGGATATGCGGGTATCAATACAAAATTTCCACGATTCATTGGCAACCACCGTTGACCTAGATGAGAATATTATAAACAACCTAATTTAACAGCAGCCGATATTTATTTAAAAGGTTCCTAGATGCCGTTAGATCAATACGAAAATTTTGAGGAGATTAAAGAGTCCACTTCCCCGGAGCGTGGCCAGGTGTTTAGTGATTTAGATTTAGATCTGCTTATTTATGATGTTGATAATGTAGATCTCCCAAAAGGCCTTGAAGATGTTAAGTTGGAAATGCATGTATATGCACCTCCTCCCGGAACTCAATATATTGGTGGAGTTTATGATGTACGTGATATACTTGATGATGATACATCATTAGATATTGGGTTAGTTAAAGCCTTTGAAGAGCTTGATATTCGTAGAGGGCAATTTAAAGTTGCATTTAATTATCTACGTAATCATATTGGTGATTATTATAATCGCGATTTATATATAGTTGAAGTTGCACCTGACCGTGATGAAATACATTTACGGTTTGTAGAGTACCAAGAACAACCTACACCTATATTTACTGATGAGTTAATCGGACAAATAAATGATATCAATAAACGCTATTCTGTTAATTTTGGTGAAAATGAATTATACCGCATTATTAACGCGAAAGGTGATGAGAATGATTTATATTTAAAAATTTATGGTACCTTTGATGAGACTACCGTTGAAGAAAAGCAACGTGTATATTTAGTCGAAGAATTAATACAGCCATACATTGATAATGTTAATATTTTACCACCTGCCGCGGATGATGCGTTTAATACATTACGTGGACCAAATTGGGATATCGAAACCGGGTATGGTACAGTTACCGAAACTGATTTCAAAAGCTGGAATGATTTATTAGATACTAATTTATCGACAAGCCAGCAAGTAATCGATAGATATTTCTCAGGTTCCTTGCAAGGAGCTGATTTAAATATTGATTTTACTAATTTTGAAAACTTTGTACATTATTCATCGGCAACAGAAAGATTATTAAATTTCCGATATAAATTACAGCTTATAGAACATTATGATACTCAAATTGGTACATTATCAGCTGCTAGCGGATCTGATTCAGGTTCTATTGTTGGTAATATCGGAGTTAATCGACAACGTAAGGATAATGTAGTTGGCTCATTTGATCTATTTGAACGATGGTTATATAATGAACCAACTTCAAGCTTAACGACACATGGTGTTAGTGGCTCTGCGATATTTGCTGAAACCTATACTTTACAGCCATGGCCAAAATATTTATCAAATGGTGTTTATGTTAATCATCATACAACATCATCCCTAGGTACTAGTTGGTATACAGGATTTTCATCTACAGCCTCGCTATATGATTTGTCAAACGATGATTCATTAACTAAGACCATACCAGAACACATTCGTAATGATGCGAATAACGATCAATATGATCTGTTCGTTAATATGATTGGTCAGCATTTTGATATATTATGGACCTACGTAAATGCACTTGCTACCAATTTATACACCCGTGAGGAGCATCCTAAATTAGGTATGTCAGCCGATCTGCTAAAACCAATGGCAGAATCAATGGGGTGGCAATTAACTAATGGTAAGCAAGCCGAACAATTATGGCAATATAAATTAGGATTAACTCAATCAGGTTCTTATCAGTCTACCGGATCGTTATTTAGTAAGTCAGGCGAATCGATTACGCATGAAGTATGGAGAAGAATAGTTAATAACTTACCATACCTGCTTAAGACAAAAGGTACCACCCGCGGTATTAAAGCTTTAATGAATGCCTACGGTGTTCCACAAACGTTATTATCAATTAGAGAATATGGCGGACCTAAGGTCGCAAATGATACCCCAGCATTAATTGAAGACCGTAGAGTATTTGGATTAGAATTAACAGGTAGTAATGTAATTTCTAATTGGAGAGCAGTAACGCTATCAAATGTATCTGGATACCAATCGGTACCATTTACCCAGGAGTTGCGATTTAAATCTCAATATACTAGCTCGGAACAGTCTGTTCTAGCATTATCAGATAAATGGTCAGTATCTATAGAATCTACCGGTTCATTATCAGGCTCAGCAAATTATGGTAGAGTTAACTTTTATATATCTGGATCCAGTGGATATGTATCATCCTCCACGCCATATGCTCCTATATTCGATGGTGATTATTGGAATTTAAGAGTACAAGCAGCTGTTACGCCTTCTTATGATGCTGCTACTGATATTAGTACTACGGCGCAAGCCTGGAATATTAAATGCCAAAAAGCTGCAGATCATGCCATCGGCCGGATTACTCATGCTATATCTTCAAGTTTAGTATTACTTGATACAAATGCAATGACCGGCAGTAATAGTGCAAGTTATAATGCATCCTGGCGAGATAGTGGATTGCATTACGTAGGCGGCATTGCAAATTCTGCTATTAATGTTACGCAAGGATTAAGTGGATCTATTCAAGAATATCGCGAATATATTGAAAAAATTAATGATACTACTTTTGATTTGCATACTTTCAATCCTACTTCATATGTAGGTAATAACGAAACATCATCATTTGATACTTTAACTCGCCATTATGTTTTTGGTACCGATCAAAATACTTTTAACCATTCTGTAATTACTAGCATTACTAGTTCACATCCAGATCAAAGCAAATTATCTTTTGGTGTTGGAATGACTACTTTTGCAACAGCTAGTGGATTTGCGAATGAAACTAATTATGATAATAATGTAGAAACATATTATGTCGATGCGCCTTCCTTAGGTGGTAATAATTTCCGTAGCCAAAAAATTAGATTAGATAATAATCGATTGGTTAATGTATTATCACCAGAAAATACAGCACAAAGAAGTAAATTTGAAAACGCGCCTATCGATTCAGAACGATTAGGATTATTTTATAGTGCAGCCGATCAATATAACAAAGAAATTTTCAATCATATCGGACCGGTAGAATTGGATGATTATATTGGTGATCCAAATGATCAATTTGAAATGAGCTATCCGGACCTAACTAGATTTGCTCAACAATATTGGAAAAAGTATACAGATAGAAATGATATAAATGATTACATTCGTGTATTTAGTTTATATGATTTTAGCTTATTCGAGCAGATAAAGCAAATGTTACCAGCACGTGTTATACCTAGTGTTGGATTACTAGTTGAGCCTAACGTATTAGAGCGTTCTAAAGTTTTATTAAATGATAAACCGATAGTAGAGCAGCCTGCTTATTCCGCTCTGATAGCTGATAAAGAACCAACCTCATCAGCTGAATATATATTGTATTCAGGATCTATTCAACCGGTAGCAGATTTGTTAAAAGCAAGTACGGTATTCCATATAAGTGCAAGTGGATATGATGATTCTCCAGGCACATTTACAGCAGAGTTTTCCGGATCAGATCCTTTTGCTCCTATGAGCTATACGATAACAGAAGCATTATATACTGCATCCAGTACTGGATATTATAATAATGATATTGAAATACCAGCAACTTGCAGTGTTATTAGAAATCCTAGATCCTCGGAAATATTTCGGCAGGTAGAGCGTGATTATAATCCTAACCAGGCTTTTAGACACTATCCATTAAATAACTATATTAATGGTAAGGCTCATGATTTAAGTTTAAATACCGAACATTCTACAGGTAATAAAAGAGTACTTAATAACACTACCGGGTCTACCGCGAACCAATTAGATATAACGGCTGGTAATTTTGGTAAATTCTTATTATCAACTAGTTCAAATCATCCTACGGCAAACTATGCACCTTGGTCATGGCCTGCAGGTAGTCCGGATTTCCTCGCGGGATATGTATTAGATGATCACCGAATACAGGCGACAGCTAATCCAACTAGTTGGCTGCAGGTTGAGTTTAATGCTCAAGGACCATATGGACTATATGATTATGACGGCACGGACCGGCCATATTCTGGTTCTGGATATTTTACAGATAATAGTCAGACTAAAATTCATATAGATGATATCAAGCCTATAGATGGTCTAAATACAGAGACATACGACTTCAAACTTATATATGCTACGTCTTCCGCTGAATTAACTAATCGTATTAGTAATTCATCATACCAATTTCATTTTTCCGCATCAATAACAGGCTCAGTACCTGGGTTAACATATACCGATAATTTTACACCACTTATTATAGGCGGCACTGCACCGGCGGACTTAGGAGTAGGGGTTAGTAGATCTGGCTCGAGGTTTAGTTTTGATTTAACAGATTTTAATCAGACACAAAAATTATATCTTGCATTTAGCGCTCAGTCATCCTCGGCAACACCAACGGGCATTGCATTAAACCAAGTTAAACTATCCAATGTTCAAATCGATCCATTCCCAACCGAACCTGTTGATTTTAATTTTTATTCTAGTAACTTAACTCGAGTAAGTGCATCTGTATCATCATCAGAGACAAGATATAATGGTCGGGAGTTTGTTAATATACGTGACGTGAGTTTGCCAACAGCAGGTGCTAGTGGATCTTGGAGCGTCGCTTGGTTAGCTCAAGAAGATGTTGGGCATACGGGGTCCGTTAGAGTAATGCTTGGTTCTGATACTACCGGCGAACCGTTTATTGAATTTCATGAAGAAAATAAATTGGCGTTTCGACCTAATCCAGTAACAATAAATGGAGTTACTAGTTATCCATTTGCAAAATTTGATACTGTTATCAATCGTGAAGCACTTAACCATTATGCATTATCATATGATGGTGGTAGTATGGCAGGATATACAAATGTTAAGTTTTGGCTAAATGGTCAATACCAAGGAGAGAAAAGTGCAAGCAGTGCTTTGGGAGTTGTAGGATGGACGGGTAGTTTATTTACTTTAGCAAACATTGGATCTGGCATCGGTGGTACTAACGGTACATATGGATTTGCAGGATTGATAGGGCAAGTGCAGGTATATGATAATTTAGTATTCTCGCAGGAAGAAGCAGAGCGATTATGGCAATATCCACATCACCGAATTATTAGAGACCCGCATGCAAATATTCAAGCTACAAATATAAACTTAGATATTGTAGTAAGCCGATCATTAGAAACAGCTGGGTATAACGATGATTTCTTCACTCAAACAAATAACCTATATTATAATGGATGTCGTATAACATCTGCAGATATAAACGTACCGACAACACAGACACCAGACAATAGTGCTGTAGTAACGGTATTTGAAACTAATCCAAATCAAATCATATATTCACAGAATGCGCGTAACGGTAATTTGAGAATCAGGTAATTATCGAGCATGCGTATATTTATTAAAAAGGAAGTAAAACTATGGGATACTTAAACAACAGTTCTATCACGGTAGATGCAATTCTCACGAAAAAAGGTAGAGAATTATTAGCACGTGGTAGAGATGAATTTCAAATCACGCAATTTGCTTTAGCTGATTCTGAAATTGATTACGATTTATATAATCCGGCACATCCATTAGGTACTGCATATTATGGTGCAGCTATTGAGAATTTGCCAATTGTTGAAGCGTTGACAGATGAAACGCAGATGATGAAATATAAATTAGTAACACTACCAAAAGGTACTGCAAGGATACCGGTTGTAAGAGTAGCTCAAAACACTATTAATTTAGAATCAGGCGAGCAGACAAGAATTAATCCACAGACGGTTAATTTTCAAAATGGCAATCAGCAGTTTGGATATACAGTTATTCTTTCTGATTCAGATGTAGCCGAAGTTAGAGTTGCGAGATCAGCACCAAATAGTTCCGCTGCATCAGTACCGCAATTCGTTGGTGATAACGAAGCTGCTCAATCAGTAACAGTCTCTGGTATTGAATTTGAAATAACTGCAAAAGAGCAATTATTATCAGATAAATCAGCTACTATATTAATTATAGGAAATGAGACCGGCGGCCGTGCTACTATTAACTTAACCGTACGTAGATTAGAAGTTGCTACTACGGCAGGTGCACCGACATCGCAATCATAAAAGGTAAAAGAAAATGGCATTTAATAATAGACCAGTTAGAAGAGCAACGGCAGCCAGGACGGCCTTACCAGCAGCTGCTACACGCGAAACATCAAACACATCAACCACTCAGCAAATACAATCATTAGCTAGTCAATTAGCTAATCAGATTCTACGAGAAAGAGAGGTTGCATCTAGAAGAGCGAGATTAGGTAGAGTATTTACTACTTTCGATCCTGCAGAAGATGTTATTCCTAATCAACAAGAAACTGTTACAAAGGCTTTATTTTCAAATAATGTCGGCAACCTTTTAACTTACTTTACTTCTTCAACTGCTACGGCAACTCAAAAAACTTATTTTCAAAATATATTTAATGGCAATCCTACCGGTACCGGTTCATCACAATTATCTATTGCATTTGGTGATCGAAATGGTTCTGGTTCTGTTGATTTAACAGGTAACTTAAATAATGATACTCCTACTCGAGCTATTTATAAACAATATGCTCAATTGGTATTAGAACCTAATGATACTAAATTTACCATTAATGGTGTTGATACCGATAGAATTTATGTAGTTAATTTTAATCGAGCTAGATTCCGTGAAAAATTAGATCCTGGCAACGTAGAATTCAATATTGCATTTTTATCAGGCTCTCAAGCAGTTGCAGGTGGAGTTTCGTCTAATGCTGGCATGACTGGATCGGCTGTGAAAGTAGATGGTACTAATAGGGTATTAAGAGTTATTGATGATTCAGGAGCTTCTCTAGGAAATGTATCTGAGGCTGGATTAGTTTATAATTTAGTATCTGGTTCAATTGTGGATGGTATTAATACTCCATCCACTCCACAGTATTTTGGACTTCTATATCCTCAGCATGGATATGCAATATTCGATGCTAATAAATTAGATACTACGGCATCTTTTGAAACAGTAACAGGTTCATTGATTCAAGGTGATAATGCAATTAAATTGTTTACTGCAATATCCGGAGCCGCTACTATCATTCAAGGAAGTAATAAATTTGGTATTCAAGCAAGATCATCGGAACAAGTAAAATCTACTTATTATTATGTACGTGTTAAGAATGGAGAATATAATTATTCAAACAATCCTTCATTCGTAACCGGTTCATTGGGTCAATTAGCATTTAGTACTTTTGTACAAGATCCTCAAGTATATCTTACTACCGTTGGATTATATAATGAAAGAAAAGAAATGCTTGCTGTTGCTAAATTAAGCAAGCCAGTATTGAAAGCCTTTACAAGAGAAGCACTTATCAAAGTTAAATTAGACTTTTAACAAATAATGTCACGATATGCCACAACCGTCAGTATTTCGAGCATTACGACCTAGCGATAAGCAGTTTACGCCTTTTCAGACTTACAAGAATTATAGTGTAACAAATGCATTACCGGATGGATATGAATTATTACATGCTATCCATGCAAAAAGAACTCCAGCCATAAGTGCAAGTTCTGCAGCAAATGATCCTACCAATACAAATGGTATTAACCAGCATGTTGCCTGGAATGCTATAGACCATCGATATTATCGCCATCCATATGATCCTGCTAAGACAGCAGAATTAACCGATAGAAGAAAAACGGATAAGTTTTTATTTTATTCTGCATCATTATTATCCGTTCCTTATTTTGAAATGGGAGAACGTGTAAAAGCAAATAGCGTTTCAATTGAATCATCTGGATTTACTTTACAAGATGATGGTAATGGTAATTTACGAGATGCATTAATCAATTCTGCTTCTTTTGCTAACCGTAAAAAATTAATTGCATATTGGTCTTTCAATAACGAGTTCCGTAAGTTTCAAAATCAAACCGGAACTTTAAATGGTTCAATGCCGTTTGATAGCCGTACCTTTACTCCAGAGTTCAAATCTACTATTAGTAATGTTGTTTTAGAAAATGGCGTCGCTACTAGTGCCACTAGTGCTAGTGGAATGGCAGCTGGATTTATTGGTGGAGAGTCTGAAAATCCAGGTTATATTGTAACAGACCAAATCAAAGATCTAGATTTTGAATCTACTAAAGATTGGACTATTAGTTTTTGGTTACGTGCTCCAGGACAGTCAGCAGGTTTCGATGTATATGCACCTGTTATAAGTAAACGGTATGAAAAGGAGATACGAAGATATAATGCGGTTACTGGTTTAATTGAATCAGCAGTAACTAGTTCCGTGCCAGGAGAATTAGCGTATAATGAATTGCAACTTGAAGAACAGGTACGTACTAAATCTAAAAGGTATCCATTTCATATTGAACTATATCAGACACGAAATCCAGATCCGCGTCGCGGTGATATAGTAGCTAGCGTCGGAGGTGATAATGGTACTGCTACTGCTAGTATTGATATAACAGTTGATGGTGACGTTACTGGCTCTTGGCATCACGTGGCAGTTAGACATTCTGCGAATACTTTAGAAATATTTAGAGACGGCGTCGCTACCGCGCAATCAGCTTCAACGGCTAATATTGGATATACATCAAATAAGGCTCGTACGTTATTTGGAAATGCCGATACAACGTCTAGACTAAATGGTACATATACCGGTAGTCTAGCAGAAATTAGATTTTATGATTATGCTTGTACAGAAACTGAAATAGCTTCATTAGCAAATGCACATTATATATCAGGTTCATTATATCAAACAAATGTAGCAGGTAACGTGTTTTATCGTAACGGCCATATGGTAGTATCATCACCAATGCCAAAATTTCACGATACTCTGCAAGGTGTATTTACAGCTAGTTATAAAGGTACTCATACGGTATATGAAAATACAGTATTATGCAATATACCTAAGGATACGATGAATGTATCAGTTAATCCATCGGCAGTTAAGCAAGGATATGATTCATTACGAATAGATGGAATGACTACCGGATCTCTATTACCATATGTAACTGAGATTGGATTATATAATGACCAATGTGAATTGCTAGCTATAGGTAAATTAGGCCAGGCGATACAAAAAAGAAATGATGTTGATTTGAATTTTATAATTAGATGGGATTATTAATTTAAGGAAAAAGTTATGGGATGGGGATCTAATTCACGTGCCCGAAGAGCCGCGTTAAAGCATGGCTATCGATCGGGATTCGAACATAAAGTATCAGAGCAATTAACTGAACAAAAGATTAAGTTTGGATATGAGGATACTGTAATAGAATATACAATACCGGAGAGAAAGAGTAAGTATACTGTTGACTTTACATTACCGAATGGCATATTAGTAGAAACTAAAGGTAGATGGGTAGCTGCTGATAGAAAGAAGCATTTACTAATTAAAAAACAGCAACCTGAATTAGATATTAGGTTAGTATTCCAGTCAGCTAAATCAAAAATAAGTAAAGGGTCCAAGACAACTTATGCTGATTATTGTGACAAGCATGGGATACAATGGGCTGAGAAACAAATACCGGAATCATGGATAAATGAAAAAAAGTTCTTCTAAATCATTAATTATCCTAGAGCATCGAAAAAAAGTTACCTTGAGCTCTTGACCTTTTGGATTTTTTTCTTATATTAAAGAAAATAATAATAATTTTTTGTTTTTGTTTTCAGAATGCAATGAATGAAAATCAAAGACGAAACGAGATTGTTGGTTTATCAATGATCTCGCTAATATATAATATATGGGTTATAAACTAGACGGACTAATCGAATCGGTATTAGGTAAAGGGCGTGCGACTAACAAAGGTAATGTTGCATATTTCTGTCCTTTCTGTCATCATCAGAAGCGTAAACTTGAAGTAAGCCATGTTAACCAGTCATGGCATTGTTGGACGTGTAATGCAGCTGGCAGAAAATTAGTAACGCTATTTAAAAAGCTTAAGGTAGATAGAATACGTATTTCGAATCTATTTACCTTGCTAGATGAAACTGAATATAAACATAAAGTTACTACTACAGAAACACCAGTTGTAGAATTACCCGTAGAATTCAAACCATTATGGGAATTAGATTCTAAAAATCCAGAATATAGAAATGCGGTTGCATATCTAAGAACGCGTGCTATAGGCATTGCTGATATATTGAAATATAGAATTGGTTATTGTGAGTCTGGTAAGTATGGTGGCAAAATTATTATACCTAGCTATGACGCAAATGGTTCATTGAATTATTTTGTATCCCGGGCATATTATGAATCAGATAATTTTAAATATAATAATCCACCTGTATCTAAAGATATTATAGGGTTTGAATTATTTATCAATTGGGACTTGCCAATTATACTAGTTGAAGGTGCATTTGATGCTATAGCTGTTAAGCGTAACGCAATACCGCTATTTGGTAAAACGATTAGCAATACACTTAAAATGAGGATTGTAGAAAAACAAGTAACATCAATATATGTGTGTTTAGATAAAGATGCGCGGAAGCAAGCATTTGAAACGGCTGAATATTTCATGGGTAATGGTATTGAAGTTTACTTCGTTGATATACAGGATAAAGACCCGTCCGAAATAGGATTTCAGGATATTATTTCTTATATTGATAATACTTATAGGCTCACGGAAGAACGATTAATGGAAGAGAAGATTTTATGCATGTTGTAAAGAAAATAGATATCGGATTATCTAAGATAGACCGAATATATCATATTGCTGATGTTCATGTACGTAATTTAAAACGTCATAAAGAATACCGAATTGTATTTAATAGATTGTACAAATATATTAAAAGTACAAAAACACCTAATAGCGTAATTTATATCGCAGGTGATATCGTACATTCTAAAACAGACCTATCACCGGAATCAGTTGATCTTGTAAGTGAATTTTTTATTCGATGTGCGGATCTTGCCCCTACCATTATAATTGCTGGTAATCATGATTGTAATTTAAATAATAGTTATCGGTTAGATGCTATTACGCCAATTGTCAATGCTATTAATCATCCATCGGTATATTATCTTAAGGATACTGATATATATGAATTAGGCGATTGTCAATTCAATGTTATGTCAGTATTCGATAAGCCAGCTGATTTTATTCGCGGAGCTAATTTTGAGGGTAAAAATAAGATTGCATTGCATCATGGTGCGGTGCATAATGCCACAACTGATTTAGGTATATCATTATCAAATACTCATGTTACTAATGATTTATTTGCTGGCCATGATTTAGTCTTGTTAGGTGATATTCATAAAACGCAATATCTTAACAATGAAAAAACTATAGCATATCCAGGTTCATTAATACAGCAATCACATGGAGAGGTTTTAGTACATGGTATTATGGTATGGGATGTAGCTAAAAGAGAATCTGAATTCGTACCAATTAAAAATGATTATGGTTATTATACGTTTGAGGTTAAAAATGGCAAGATCGTTAATGCATCTAATAATGTACCACCTAAGCCTAGGCTGCGCCTTAAAGTAACGGATACGGATACTAGTGCCGTGAAATTAATTGTAACTGAGCTCAAACAAAAATATAAGGTTAAAGAATTAAGCATTCAGCGGATTAATAATCTTAACCAAAGTGCAGTAACACGAAAAATTAATTTTGCTGATTATAGAGAAGTTGAAGCTCAAAATAAAATTATAAGCGAATATTTAACTGATAATTATGTTATAGCAGAACCAGTACTAGATGCAATCCGACATATCAATCGAAAAGTCCATAGCAAGATACCAGAACTAGTTGCAAACCGGAATGTAACATGGATACCTAAAGTGTTTGAGTTTTCCAATATGTTTAGTTATGGGGATTCCAATAAAATTGATTTTACTAATATGACTGGTACATATGGATTATTCGCTCCAAATGCTACCGGTAAATCAACATTATTGGATGCGTTATCATTTTGTTGTTTTGATAAATGTTCTAGGACATCAAAGGCTCGCCATGTATTAAATAATAAAAAATCATCCTTTCAATCAAAGTTTGAATTTGAATTAGAAGGTCGTACATATTATATAGAACGAGGCGGTGTTAAAAATAATCATGGTCATGTAAGAGTAATTGTTAATTTTTGGTCTATAGACGAGGATGGTAATAAAGTATTGCTTAATGGCGATCAACGTGATTCCACTAATAAAGTTATACGTACGTATTTAGGTACATACGATGATTTTATTTTAACGGCATTATCATTACAAAATAACAATACTGGATTTATCGATAAATCTCAACGAGAACGAAAAGATTTATTATCACAGTTTTTAGATATTGATATATTTGATCAGCAATATCAAATCGCAAATGAAGAAATAAAAGAAACGGCAGCAGCTATAAAGGAACATAAGCGAACTGATTATTCGACAGAACTTTCCGAAGCAATCACAACTATAAATTCTGTATCAGCTTCTTTACAAGAATACGATAAAGAGCGTGGTAGCTTAATTGAAATACGTACTGCATTATCAACTGAATTATTAAATACCACTAAAGATCTTAAGCCGGTAGATTCTGAACTAACAGATATAAAATATTTGCATGAGCAATATTTACATTTCACTCAATCCGCTGCTATTCTTGAAGGTACGATTCATGACTGGAATACGGATTTAAAAGAAACGGAAGAGTTAATAGAGACTACCCGCACTGCATATGATAATTTAATTGTAGATGGATTGCCTGAGAAAATAGAAGAATGCGAAACTGCAATATATCATATCAAATCACTTCATGGTAACCTTAAGGTACAGCAAGATATATTATCGCATAAAGAGTCGCTAGCATCTCAATTAGAAATGCATGAATATGATCCAGATTGTACTTATTGCACATCAAATCCAATAGTGCAAACGGCAATTATAGAATCAGAATCAATTCCAGATATTACAAGCAAGATTGATGATTTAACTAATAAAATTGCATATTCAAGTAGTTTATATAATAAGGATTCATATAATATATTGGTATCTGATTTAGGTACAGCTGAATCTGATTTAGGTGATGCAATTAAAAAAGAATCATCAATTAAATATGAATTAAGTAAGATTGATTCTGAATACCAGGCAGTTAAATGGAATTTAGATAAATATATAGATCTTCTTGCTAAGGCTGAAGAGCAAAAAGAAATAGTTAAAGCTAATAAAGAGTTAAATGAGCAGATAGTAATAATTGAATCTGAATTATCTGATACAGAATCTGAAATTGATGAGATTGAAAGTAAAATATCAAAATTACGTCCTAAACTAATTATAGCTCAAAAAACTAAAACAGACGTTGAAAAGTCTATAAAGCGATTAATTGAATTAGAACAATCATATACCGGATATGAATATTATCTTAAAGCCGTTAAACGAGATGGGGTGCCATATGATTTAATTACAAAAGCATTGCCACAAATTGAAGCTGAAGTAAATAATATCTTAACCCAGATAGTTGAATTTACAGTATTGCTTAATACTGATGGTAAGAATATAAATGCATATATTGTATATGATACTGATAATTATTGGCCATTGGAATTGACATCAGGCATGGAAAAGTTTATCGCAAGTCTTGCAATACGAGCTTCATTAATACACGTATCCAGTTTACCTCGTCCCAACTTTATAGCAATAGATGAAGGGTTTGGTAATTTAGATTCAGATAATCTTAATTCAATGTATATGCTATTTGATTATTTAAAATCACAATTTGGATTTATTTTAAGTATATCCCATATTGATGCAATGAGAGATATCGTTGATAGTTTAATAGAAATTAAGAAGGAGTCTGGATACTCGAAAATATCATATGATTGATATTTATTTTAAAGGTAGCTATGGCATTACGTAAAAAAGTTTCATATACTGGATTAAAAGATTTACCATATGATATCGTGGATACTGACTCGCTATCATTGGATTACTTTAGAATTATAGATTTTCCAGATAATCTCCAGGCCGGTAAAAATCTGATCAAGATAAGATCGCATCCGGAAAATTTTGCAAATGGGTCTGAAATATACATCGAAATTTTAGATTTTAACGGGGATCCTATTTATTATGAGCCATTGAACTATCTCGAACCCGGTGGGACAAGAGTTATTTCAATATATATTTATCCAGATACCGCTCCAGGTGGTGCGATGGTTTATCTTGCAGGTAGGGCTACTAGAAATGTAGATACAGGTGAGTCGTATAAATATTCAACAGATTCAAATAATATTAATTTTCGGAATATACCTAATCTGCTATGGCAGCGGCCGGTAACAGTTGAACCTACACGTGCAAATAATTCTGAAATAATATTTACTAATACCGTCGGCGTTACAATCTCTGAAAATATTCAGCCATATTATGAGTTAATAAATTATACCAATTTAACAACAGTAATGACTAGTAATGGCGCTACATTAAATGCATCACAGTATAATCCAACGTCACCGGGAACGGACCCACCAATAATTTATTACCCGAACAACTTACTTGGACTCTAGTTAATGGCATTTTTAATAACATTTAACGGTAATTTTGCTGCAACAGCATCAATGGTTAATAATGGTATTCTTACCATAGTTGATCCGGAAATACCACAGGCTCACGCGTATGTACATAACGATGGGTCCGGAAAAGCGGTATCCGCGTTATACGCTAGCCTTAACGATATATCAGCTACTGATATTCCAACAGTATTTAATGCTATAGATACTACTCAATTATCGGGTTCATTTACATATCAAATTGTACAAGTACTTTCCTATTCTCAGATAGTAGCAGAGCCGATATCGGGTGAAGGGTTGTTTGGCGGGCTTGCATTGGCATTTGAACAAGTGAGCCGGATAATTTATCTAGATACCGCTCCATTTGATCCGAATGGTTACCAGATATTAGGAGGTGGGAATAATGGATTCTCTGCGGTAACTAATTTTACAGCTTCGTTTGTGCAGCCATCTGCAGTAGTACCAACAGAAAGATCGCAGAGTTTTGCACGCATTATATTAAACAATCTTGAACCGGCTACAGGAGATGTATTTGCAATTAGATCATCATATAAGCCTGGCGGTGCGTATGGTGATTACCGAGATCTTGGTATTACTAATTTAGAACAAGTAGAACAGTTAGTAACGGGGTCTCAAACAACATCAATTAATCCTGTTTTAGGTGCTACGGATCCATCAACGGGATTCTTTATCAATACCCCGGATATAACTAATAGCTGGGAATTAAGTGCTCATGGGACCGGTATAGGTACTCCTTCGATAATTTATGATCCAACTACATTAATAGGAGCTGCTAAAATATCTGCAGACACGATAACACCAACGGTATTTTCAGCTGAAAATGCAATTATTTTTAAATTAAAAGATGATGCTGCAATTGATAACGGTGGCCATCAGCCGACATTATCTCAAGGCACTGAATATATTTTGAAATTTAAT